CGAGTTGGTCGCCGGTGGATGCGAAGATCTTAGTTGCGGCGGCCAGAGGCGCAAGGATTGCAGCCGAAGCCGCGAACGCGCGCACGCCGAGTTTACGCACGCTTGCGCCGAATGCTTTGAGGCGAGCCCGCGCGCGTTTCAGTGAACGATTCAGACTCGAATCGTTCGCGCCGACTTCGACGAACACCTTACCGGCCCGGATTTCCCTCGCCTTGGCCATCGGCTACGCCCTCTTGATGCTCTCGCGCCAGAGTTCGGGGAACTTCGGCAGTTCCTTGTCTAGCGCGGGGTTCATGTACGGCCGGGCCGCGATGCGAACGCGACGCCGCACGCGCCTGCCGCGCTCAACCCTCGTTACCGTGGCTGTGCCGCCGTGTTCCAGAACTTCGGCTATGACAGAACCATGCAGCCGCAACGGCCCAACAACAACCGACTTACTCTGATTGTCGTAACCAAACAGGATGAAGCGGCGCAGCAATCCGGTGTGGGAAAACGGCGGCTCGCCGGGTTTGCTCGCGACATTGCGATTGCGCTTGCCCTTGTGTTTGCGAATACTCGCGCGCGCCGTCCTGCGAATGCCAGCGCCCGCCTCAATAAGCACCTGCCGCCGCGCGCGATCAACAGCATTCGCAACCTTTGGTTGGTCGAAGAACAGTTGCTTGATGCGAAAGTTGATTATCACGAGTTCCCGCAGTTTTCCGGCACGCGCCCATCAATGAACAAGTCCTTGAGTACCGATACGTCCGCCTCTATCACGCCTGATTTGTGTGCAAATGGATCGAAGTCGCTCGGCCTGAATGCACGCTGACGCTTCCCATTACGATGTGTGTTGGCGATCAGCGCCATGATCGAAGACGTCCTCGTCCATTCATCACGCTGGCGATGCTCAGCCATCGCCAGCAGTTCGCGCAGCGTCAACTCGCCGGGGTCGAGGCCGAGGATGCCGGCGCAGCGCCAGATGAGTCCCCAGAGGTCTGTTGAACCATCGCCTCCTCTATGACTCTTTCGATTTCGCCGCCGTCCAGACGCGCCTCCACCACGTCGCGCGCCTTGTCCATCGCCTTTCGCACCGTTGTCAACACTCGCCCGAGGTTGGCGCGATCCCTCGGGCTCGGGCAAAAAGCCACGAGTTCATCCAGCATCGCCGCCGTCGCCGCGTCGATCGAATCACCCGCCATCGCCGCGCCGAAGGCTTCATCGCTGATCTGCTTGCGATCCGCCTGCGGCTTGATGAGCGCGAAGATGATATCGCACAGCAGCACGGGGTCGCGCATGAGGCGCTCCAGCAGGTTGCCGCCGCTGATGATTCCCAGCAGGTCCGTGCCGGTGAGTGATCGCACGCGCTTGAGCGCCGATACGTTTATCTCAACCGTCCACTCGTTGCCTGCATTGTCCCGAAACGTTTTCAATTGCAATCCCTTCGGGGTAGTGCCGCATGATTCAGGTAACGGCGCACTCGCTGCGCGTTTCCAATCCCCAGACAAACTTACAGGCGGCAATCCCATGCATCAAGCGCTCGCTCACGGCGTTGAGTCGTAAAGCACGCCGAAGTCAAGAACCGCATCTGCGGCCGACGAAGAGTCTGTAACGCTAAGCCCATCCACCGCGACGCCCGCCAGTGGGTTTGTGATCTGCTGGCCGTCAAGCCAGAACCATGTTTCGTTCTTCACAAGATCAACCGACAACGCCGTTGCGCCCGCCTGGAGAAGGCTGAGGTGGCCGCGTTCTCCGAGTTTCGCGCCGATGGCGACGAGTTTGCTTCCGTCGAATGAGGTTACAACCGCCACCTGCTTGGCAACCGTGATGGCCGCGCCTTGGATCGGCAGCACGTCGCCGGCCCCGCCGGAGAACGGCACGCTGTCGCCGGACACAACGCCAACGGTAACGTCGTACCGCCTGCCTCCGGCCCAGTAGATGTCGATTGCATCGCCGGTGATAAGCGTTGTGCCGACAATGGTAAGCGTGCCGGTGGTGTCCGTCGTGCGCGTCGAAAGCGTGCCCGCCTCCGCCTTGGGGAGCGTGATCGGCCCCTCGCGGATTGAACCATCAGCCGTGCGCTGGAGCGTTGCGCCCATAGGCGCGCCGCCGATTTCACCGGCAATCGAGAGTGTGCTGCTTGGCATTACGCACCTCCGATCCATGTAGGCGGCGTCGCGGAATGCGCAACCTTGGCACTCACCGACACCTTGATGCCATCCTCAAGCGGCTCACTGCGGCTGAAGGAACTAATCATAAAGTCAGCCTGCAACCCCTGCCCGGCCGTCGCGTCGAGAATCTGGAATCCGATGATGGCGTTTGCAAGGTACGCATCCTTGATCGTGGTGAAGCCCGGATCGGCTGTATCCCAAACCATCTCGAACTCAACCGTCGCCGACTTTAGCGTTGCAACAGTCGCGCGCCATCCGTTGTTGCCGCGCGTTGACAGGTCCGCTTCGGACGCTTCAAGATTGAGCGTTACATCCAGCACGTTGGTGAGTTCAGTCCACGCGCCGCCGCCGCCCTGGCCGCCTGCCTTGTAATTTAGCGCGGCCTCCATTCCAAGTTTAAAGCCCATGATTGATCCTTTCAGCGTCTATGCGCGCACCCTGTATGCAACCGACACGACGCTCGTGAATGTACGCTGCTGATCGAGATGCTCAGGTGAAATCAACGGATCCGTTGTCGTATTGAGCCATGCCGCCTCGGGTGCGCCCGTCAGTCGCTGGTGGCTCAGGTGTTCGGCAATATCTTCGGTGAGTGCAATGAGTTCGTCCGCGTCGGCGTCGCCCGAGACCTTCTTCTGCACGCCAACGTCGATTGTGCAGTCGAACCATGATTCGCGCCGGCCTGAAGCCGCACGCTCAATCGTTCGCGGCGCGACTGTTACATGCAACACAGACAAATCTTCAAGCGAAACGCTTGGAACAAGATGGCGTTCAGCGGTGAATGGCATCGAGAACGGCGCGCCATTCAGGCTCGCCACAATCGCGTCGGCAATCGCAAGAATCGTACTGCTCATGGCGCACCCACCGCAACCTGCTTGGTGTGGATGCGCAACGTCGCGCGGTTCATGTCGCTATACCGCCACGGCGGCTCGTCGCCGGGCGCCATGACCTCGTAGGTGTACGTGGCGATGCCGTCGCTTTCGAGGATTAGATCGCCCGGCTTTGGAAGCGTAACCGCGCCGGCGAGGATTAGATCAGATGCGCGAACGAGATAATCGCGCGATTCGATGCGCATAATACCGCCTGCCTGATCTTCCTGCTCGAAGACGGTTCGGCCGATCGTTGCCGACAACGCCGCCGCATCACCGGCGCGATGGTAGTTTACCACCGTCGTTAGATGTTGGTGACGCTGATCTTCGAGCCATGATGCGCCTTGTGCGAGTACGTCTGGCATCGACACACCCCATGACTATTGCGAGAGCCTGACACGAACCGTCGCGTCGGCGTCGGCCGCGGCCTTGACCGTCTTGCCGATCTGCTTGTTTACGCCTGCGGCGTCGTTCGTGGTTGCCACATTTGCGGCGTCGTCCCAGTAGACGACCGCGCCTGCGGTGATGGCTGTGGCCCCGCCGGTTGCCTTTGCGAAGTCAAGCACGCCGGCCACCATAAGCGAACCCAGTGCGTTCGCCGCGATTGGTGCGCTCGATATGCCGACGAGTTCCCCTTGCACCACCACCTCGCCGGCGGCAATATCGCCGGCGGGGGTGTAGTCAATCGACTTTCCATCTTGTACGAATGTTGCTTGCGCCATGTCAAAACTCCTGAATTAGTTGGTGCGGACGAAACTGGTTTCCACCAGACTCTTACACACCATACTTAGACTTCACCCTTGCTCTTGATTCCACCACGCGGGTCTTGCAGGTTCACGCCGAAGTCGTGATACCCGCGCATCTGGATGCCCAGCACGCCGAAGTCCGCTTCGGCGGTCTCGATCGTCGGCGACTCCTGACCGTTGAGGAAGGCCACCTCGATCACCGGCAGATCGGCCGGGTCGGCGAGCAGATACCACGCCTTGCTCGAATTGCCCGCGTACTGCGCGTTGCCCAGATACCGGCTCACTTCGACGCGGAACTTGCCCTGGTGCGGGTTGTTCACTGGGAACTTCGTACTCGCCGTCGTGTCGCGCATCTCAAGACTCTTGAAGAGTTGCGATCCAATCGCAGACAGAGACGTCGGCACGAGCATGATTGAAGGCATCACGCCGATCGGCTTGCCGTCGCCGTCAACCTGATCCATGAAGGCAACTTCAGCCTTCGTCAGGCCGTCGATGGTCAGGGCCGTATCGGCGCCGCTGAGGAAGTTGTTATTGCCAACAGTGAAGAAGCCGCTGTTGGCCATGTATTTCGTCCAGAAGACATCGTTGATCTTCAAGCCGGAGCCACGCCCCAACTTACGCGAAACCGTCGTGATGGCGCCAAGGTCGTCGTTGATGATGTCGCGACGGTCAACGGACAACTGGAGGCCGTAAGTGTCGGCCTTGTTAGTGTACGTCTCTTCGCCGAGCGTGCCGTGCTTGAGTTCACCGCCGGGCGCGACGATTTCATACTGACCCTTGCCGACGAGTCGGTACGACGTGAACAACTTGAAGTCGTTGACGTTCCGCACGGCGGTGATATTTCGCCATGTCTTCTCGATCGAAGAGAACCCATCGAGGATAAACTTGTTCGCGACGTTGCTCAGAATCCCGCCGATGTCGATGGTGCTCATCGCCGCCTCGACGCCGGGGTTGAAGGCGAACCTCAGCACGCTGCGGCTATCGCGGAAGTCGCGGCCGCTGTAGCCGTTCGCCCACGCCGCTTCGAGCAGGAGTTCCTGCAAGCCGATGCCGCCTCGGAAACGCTTCGCGGCCAGATCGAGCGCCTTCTCCTCACAATGCTTCTCAGGCTTCTCCAGCCTGGCCGTAAGCACGCACGCCGCTTCAAGCACCTGCGTGCTGACGTTCTGGTCGTGAATGTGGATCGCCGGAGCCTGCGGCCGATTGGCGCGGAGGATTTCCAGTTCGGTGCGCGTTGCATCCCAAGCCTCGCTGATCGCCTTCGCCTCGATGTCACCATGT